AACCGCCGTGGATGCCCGCACAGGCGCCCTTATGGGCTGGGTGGGGGCGAGGGGGCGGCGGGGACGTTATCGGCCTGTACGGGCAGATATGGGGCTCTGGGGGACGCGGGGGGCTAGATCCTCCGATTACGGTAGTTGATGGGTAGCTTAGACCTGGTGCTCTGCGAGTTCGCGATTAAACTCGACCAGCAGGCGGCCATCGCGATCGTCCAGGCTGGCACACACCACGATCGGGTCATCGACGCAGGCGTTGTAGAAGTTAGCGGCGTCAAGGTAGCTATCATACTCGAACAGGTGATAGCCAAGCTCGCCATGCTCGATCGCGCCGATGGTCACGACGAAGGGATTTTGCAGGTTCATGGTGGATAACTCCAATTACGGTAGTGCATGAAGGGTCTGGATAGTATGGAAGTATGTATCACGCATCCGTGAGGATACTTCCATTCTCGTGAGACGAAAATGAGACTTTGGCGGATTTCCAGGGGTTTTTCGCGATACTTCCATACTTCTATTACGCATTCCGTGTAACGGAAGTATTCAAACACCAAAAAACCCAGGAGTAGCTAGGGCTACCGCGATGAACTTCTGCAACGACGTAAATACACCCCAAAATGGAGGGGTCCGGTTTCACGACCTATCGTGACAAACTCAGTCTCAGATCTCATCCTGCGAGACAGCCTCGCTAGTGGCTCCTGTTTTAAAACATATAGAAGTATGGAAGTATGGAAGTATGAAAGAAAACTATTGAAAATCTGCCATAAACTGCGTCGAGATACTTCCAACGGTGCGGCCGGCGAACACGGCGCTACGGAAGTATGACCCCAAAATTGGTCGCTACGATAGTGACTGGGGGTTTTTGGCCCGGAAAGCTTCCACCACTATATAAATTGGTCGAGTAGCGGCGGCGCAGGCGGCGCATCATTCGGTTTAATATAGTAGTGGGGGCTTACGCCCCCACCCTACCTTGTAACCACTATAGTGATTGGTTAGGCAGCCTGGCCCAATGTAGTGGTGGGCGTGGTGGACTGGAACACGCGGCCGTTGAAGGGGGCGAACACGTCAACCACACCCGAAGCTGGCTCAATTACGGTAGTGGATGGGATAGGCTTGGGTCCGTCGAGCACTTCGGTCGCGGTCGCGGCTTTCACCTCGGCCGGCTCGCGCGCCTCGACGGCAGCGATCTCACGCATGTCCTGCGCGGTGACCGGGCGCGTGACCGGCCCGGCCTCGCCCAGCATCGCGGCGCGCGCCGCCTCCAAGGTTTCGACCTTGACCTTGGACAGGGTATCAAACGCAGCCTTCACGTCCTGCTCGGGGAAGTTGAGCGCGATGGTGGAAAGCTCATCCATCATGGCCTTGATCCGCTTGGCGGCCTTGTCGGCCTTGATATCCGGGTCGCACTCGCGGGCATAGGCGGTGATCAGGTCGGGCGCGTCGAGCAATCTGCCGCGCGTCGGCAGGGCCTGCGTCGCGGACATCACGACATGGTAACGGCGCTTCCATGCCTTGCGTGCGGGCATGTCGGCGTCCTTGCCATTGAGCGCCTTGGCCAGGTCTTCGTCGGCCCACACCGCAAGTGCTGCGTCCATGATGGATGGGAAAGCCTCGCGCGTGCCGGGTTGCATGACCACGCGCAGCTCGTTGGCGAAAGTCTTGACGCTGGCGGGAAGCTTCGCGCCGTTGTTCGCCTCGGCGACAAGTGCCGCGCCCTTGTCTACCTGTTGCGCGGTCCAGGCGTTCTGCGTGGACAGCTCGGCCAGGGTGCGCAGCGTGCCCTCGCGCGTGACCAGCTCGTTGTCGCGCTTGCCCTGCACGATATCAGCTTCTTTCTTGATATCGTCCAGCTCCATGCTGTGGCGCGACAGCGCGCCCTGAATGGCGTTCTTGATGGTCTCCGCGATGGTCGCGGTGTCGAGGAGCATGTTCATAGTGTGTGGGTTCCTGATTACGGTAGTTGATGGGGGGTTAGGCGCGGCAGACACAGAAAGAGAGTTGCAAGCGCCACACTCGCAGAAATCTAAGCCCGCCGACCTTGCGATAACGTAGGGTCATTAGCGGGCACCCATGGCGTAGGCGCGGATGGCTTTGCTGCCGTGATACATCGCGCCCATGGCGTGGCTCGGCAGGTTTCCGGCGATGCAGCCGCCCTTGATCCTGCGGGCGCCGTTGGCGACGCGGGCCGGGCAACGCTTGATTACGATGTTCGCGGGGGGCGCAACCACGTCGCGCTTGCCCAGCGTGGGGGCGAGTAGGAACTTGGCAGAGATCGTGGCTCGCATGGGTCACTCCGATTACGGTAGTTGAAGGTTTCGGGTTCGCACCCATCGTCAGCATGGCGAGCAGCCATGGACCTTGCGTGGCGCGGCCTTCCGCGCAACCTACTGCCTCCGCATGGTGGGTCCATGCATCTACGGGGTCGAGTGTCCGCACCTGCTGCGCTTGTTAGACGCATGGATGCTTAGGCGCCCCTGCCGGCATCATGTGTGCCGCGTTGCTGCGTCGGGGTGGATCTCATAAGGGGGTGGAAGGAACAACTACCGGTAGTCAGGGGGGCTGGGGGGCCGGGGGGAGTATTGGACAGGGGTGGGGGGGTGCCTAGGCCGCGGTTAGGTAAGTCACTCACACGACCAGCACTTTTGAATACTATGTCACCGCCACTACGTTAGTGACTGGGAATGACCACTACATTAGTTTTTCTATCTCCCCGCCCCCACCCCACCCAGCAGTATCTCTTGCAGACTCGGGGGCACGGCCCTATATAACAATCATGTTTACGGTAGTTATCCACAAGCAGTGCAACTAGATTGACGCACGCGGCTTTAGGCGTGTTCTATTCACGAGCTACTAGAAGGGGGTCCACATGGCGCAAAAGAGTACGCCCAGTCCATCCACCCGGTCGCGCAGCCGCAAGGCCCCGCCGCCGGCCAACACCAACTACAATAGCCTGGCTAAGCGCGACAAGGAGCCGTTGCCTGAGATCGACGAGGATCTGGCTGAGCGCCTGGTCGAGCTGCTCGCCGCGATCACCGAGACCACCAAGCCGGCGACCAAGAAGGCGCGGCTGCTCGCGTTCATCATCGAGATGGACCGGCTCAAGCAGCTGTTCCCTACCCACCAGCGGGTCGCGGACCATATCGGCTGCTCGGTCGACAATATCCGCACCGCGCTGAACGACAGTATCAAGCGCAAGCTGGTGACCCAGGAGCTGGTGTTTGTTCCCGGTAACATCGCGCGTCGCGAGAGCACCACGCGGCGGCACCGCTACGCACCAACCAGGAGATTAGCGCCCGTTACTAGTCTGCTGTAATACTGATAAACGCCCAAATTAAAACTAAATAAAACGGCTTTAAGGCGTGATAAACCGTACCCGACGGGCAGTCGTTAAAAATGCGTTATTCTGGCTCGCTCCATTAATCTCCATCTAGACATTTGTCAGGAAGTATGGGGCGAGTCATTTTTACTGTGGCCAGGATGTCACACCGGGTTTTCGTTTGACACCCCCTGACTCGGGATTTAGATTACGGTTTAATCATGGGGCTTCCACGAAGGAATACCGTAATGCGCCAGCGGCCGGTCCAAACCTCCTCCCCTCCCGCGAGTCGGGTCCAGTTACAAAACGTAACAGACGCGCAACCGCTACTTCACATGGCCGTGCGCTCGCCGCCGCGGGCGGTGTCGCAGATCGGGCCGCCGGTCCCCCGCGTCCGCCGTGCCTCCGAGATGAAACTGGCGATAGATCGCGCGCTTGAGGCGGTCGGACGGCTGTCGGACCAGCTGGGCGAGGGCGGGGGCGGCATGAGCGATCAGGAGCTGGTTCAGGTCGCGCAGGGGTTCGTACGCGCCGTGGCGACCGCCGGGACCCGCCTCGCCTGTATCATAACGCCAATAAAGCTATAACTCTCCGTCGCGTACGGTAAGTAAGCTTTCAAGCTTGCCAGCTGTGGCGGAAGTGTATTAGATCGCCCCACCCCGTCGTGCATACGCGCATGGCGTGGAGAGGGAAACCATGAAGGTTGTCGTGCTGGCGTCGCAGAAGGGCGGCGCGGGGAAGACCACGCTGACCGCGCATCTCGCGGTCGAGGCGGCGCGGCGGGGTTCCCGGGTCGTGGTGGTCGACCTCGATCCGCAGATGGGGCTCATGGAATGGTGGAACGCGCGCGCGGCCGACACACCGGTGGCTGCCCAGTTCGCCGCCGCCGACCTCGCCGCCGGCATCGCCTCGCTGCGGGAGAGCTTCGACTTCATGTTCATCGACACGCCGCCGGCACTCGGAGACAATATCCGCCTCGCCATGGCCCATGCCGACCTCGTGGTAATTCCCGTGCAGCCCTCGCCCAACGACCTGCGCGCCGTCGGCGCCACTATCCGCATGGCCCGCGAGGTGCGTAAGCGGTTGCTGTTCGTGCGGAACAGATCGAACCCCCGGCACGTCCTTGCCAGGGAGACAGCAAGATTGCTGGCGGCGCACGGGCCTTCCGCTCATGGTGATATCGGGGACCGCACCGACTTCAAGGCGGCGATGGCTGAAGGGCTGACCGCGTCCGAGATCAATCCATGGTCGCGGTCGGCGGTCGAGGTCGCCGCCCTGTGGGATGTCGTGGCAGAACAGCTAGGAGGGGTTTGATGGCCAAGACGCCGATAAAATTATCAGATGGCCTGGTGAATGCCGGTAAGCGCCCCGCACTCGGGCCAACTACCGTAGGTCGGGTCTATCCTATGATGCTCTCGGTCCGCGTCGATCCGGCGTTGCTCGACGAGGTGAAGGACCTCGCGCATGCGCGGCGGCTGAAAATCCAGGATGCGGTGGACGAGATGATGCGCAGCTGGGTGCGGACCAACGGCTCACGGCGCTAAATGCAAGCAAGTTTGCCGGTAAGATTACGAGGATGGGCGCCCCCCGCTCCCCATTCTGGCCTGGGTCGCGGCCTTCTGCGCCCCCAAATGGGCCAGCATCCGCCGTTCAGCCGCCGCTGCATCCCACGGCACCCCGTTCCCGAGCACTTCTTCCTTGATTTTACTTACTTTTCTTGCTCCGCAAGGTTTGCGGTCTGGGAAAACCAGGGTTTCGGGGGCGTGCAGGCGGTAGCGGTTGCGTCCCCGGCGCCACCGACCCCCAACATTTTGTTGTGTGTGGTCCCAATCGAGCAAATTGAGGGCTTTTAGGCGCTTTCTGGCCTCGAAAACCGTCCTTTCACACCAGTTTTCGCCCTCCGCCAGCTCGCGATCGGTCGGGTTTTCGCCCCCACTTTCGAGCAAAAACCGCAGTTTTTGGCCAATATTTACGTGTTTTTCGGTTATAAACCGCGCCCTCAGCGCCTCCTTGAGGCGGCAGGTCCAGGCATAGGTGGCCAGGGATGGCAGGTGCATGTCCGCTCCATCGAGCGGCCCCGCGAAAGATTACATCGCCCCCACCACGCAAAAAAGGACTTGCGCGGTACGCAACTACCGACAACTATGGACCTTAGTGGCTAGGTCCTGTTCCGGAGCTGAAACTCCGGGTAGGTTGTGGGGGTGGTTCTCTTTCGGGGGGCCACCTTTACTTTTGTACGCCCTTGGCAACATCGCCGTCGTGAACCTTGCGCGCATCCGCGCCGCGCTGCAATTCCTAATGCTGTCTCAGTGGAACCATGCCATCGCGATCAGGGTCACCAGGAGCAGCAGCAGTGGCTCGAGCAGTCGCGCGGGGCGCATCCTGTTCTCCCGTCACGGTAGTATGCTATTAGCAATTACCGTAATTGGGATCAACACGAGGAGAGGGTCATGGCGCAGTCCTACCGCAAGCCTATCCTGGAGGAGGCCGACAGTAGGGATACTCCCACCCAGCAGGCCGCCGAGTACTGCAATGTCTGTCGCTTTGCCATGGTGCCCGACGCCACCTCCTACCGTTGCCGGCGCGACCCGCCGGTGAACGGCGTCCAGCCCACGGTCAAGGGCACGGACTGGTGCGGCTCTTACGAGATTGGCACGCCCTATGTGCCTGCCCCGCCCCCCGCGTCCCCGCCTGCCCCGGTCAACGCCGTCCTCCCCCGTATCGAGCAGGTCGCCAACGTGATCAGCTGCACCACGGGGAATTGGAGCGGCACGCCGACCAACTACAAATACGACTGGCGTATGGACGGCAAGGATGTCGGGCCGGGCACCGAGAACCCGAACTACATCACCGTCTCCGCCGATATCGGCAAGACCGCGACCTGCATCCTGACCGCCCGCAACGACTGGGGCGAGGCCAGCGTCACCTCGAACGCGATCGTGGTCGCGGACCCCGCACTCCCCGTTCCCGAGAACACCACAATCCCCTATGCCAGCCAGGCCGGCGACACGTTGAACTGCACCATGGGCGAGTGGACCGGCACGCCCAGCGCGTATTTTTACCAATGGAAGGTGGATGGCGCCCCGGTCGGGGATGGCAGCGCGGACTACGTCACCACCCCCGAGCAGGAAGGTCGCGGCGCAATGTGCGTGGTCAGCGCGTCCAACATTAGCGGCAGCGGGACCGCGCCGCCTTCCAATACCGTCACCATCGCCCACTGGGCACCGCCGCGGTCAGCGCGTCAGGCGCCACATCGCAACCAGGGCGACCACGATGACGCCGCCCGCCACAAGAAAGAAGACTAGCCAGTCCATCACGCCAACTCGTTGATGCGCCGGTAGATTTCGGCTTCGCCCAGCGCCAGCCATGCCCGGTCGTGGAAGGCGTGAACGGCGAACGCCGCCTTTGCGTGATCGAGATCGGGCGCCTGCTCACGGCATGCGGGCCACAGGATTTCGAGGTCAATCTGCCGCTGGCGTGCGCGCCACCAATTTATGAGCCACTGCATCTAGGTCCACCCGATGGATGGCGGGGCCACCGTCGGGCGGCGCACGGACATACGCAGCACTCTACCAGTAATATTAGTGGCTACTCCAAGTGCAGCATAAGTAAGACAATCTGCTACGTCAGACCAGGGGTGTAGCTTCTCTGGTATTTCTTCCATCTGGCCGTCGCGCTTCCTGCGGTAACGGTAGCGGTCGCCCAGCGCCTTCACCAGCGTCGGGCACAGCGCGCGGTTGATCTGCAGGGCGGGCTCGCCCTGGATGGTCCCGCGCAGCAGCTTCTCGGCTGCCATCAATCGCGGCGCGATCGCGTTCGTCGAGGCGGGGAAACTATGCAGGCCCAGAGCCTTCAAAGCCTCTATGGGGGTCTCCTCGGTGACCTGGCTGCGCTGGTTGCCCGCCGGGTCGGCCACCACGAAATGGTTCTTGCCGGCGTAGGGCTCCTGCAACAACCGTGGTCGCAGACGCTCCTCGACCATCTGGATCAGGCCCATGTCTTCCGTACATATTTCTTCAAAAACCAACAATCGCCCTAACGCATCAACCTGGGTGATCAGGCAGGTTGGGGTGCGGCCGAAATCGAAGGCGACCATGATCGGGCGATGCGGGTTGACCACGACTTGCATGTCGCGGACATGGGTGGGTGCGTGAAAAGAACGTCGGAACACCGCCTGACCGGCGTTACTGGTGCCCCACTGGCTCTCGACATGCACCGCCGCCCACTCCGCGTCGCGGCCGTTCATCAGGTCGTCGTAATACGCCGACGGTAGGTTGGCGAGGTTCTCGCCCTGCGGCGAGATTCCGCTGGGCTGGTGGAACAGCGCCCAGCCCGGCGTCGGGTTGAGGACGAATTTCTCGTGGTAGGGCGAGTCCGTGTCCCACGGGTTGCTGTCGGCGATAAGCCCGTACCAGCTGGGCGCGCCGTTGAGCTTGGAGGGGAAACGGCCGAGGCGGCCGAGCAGGGGCGCCACTATATCTAATGGCACCTCGCGCAGCTCGTTGATCCAGGCGCCGGTGAGCTGCATCGACAGCAGGCGCCGCTGGTCCTCCTTGGTGTCGAGCGGGATGAGCATGATGTCGGCCTCGATGCGGGTGCCGTCGGGCATCGGGGCGCGCAGCCTTATGGTTGAGTCAGTGACGAAATAACTGATCATGGGCCGCAGATATTGCTGGATATCGGAGAGAACAGTTGTTCTCAGTTGCTGCATCGTATTCCTAACAACTGCCCACCTTGTGGTGCGCACGCCGCCCCAGGGCGCCTGCAGGCGCGAGCGGCGGAGGATCTCGACGATGCAGCCCATCGACTTGCCCGAGCCGACCGGGCCGACCAGCGCGCGCACGCGCGCGTCCGAGAGCATGAACTGCTCGACCGTGGGGGGTGGGACGTAGTTGAGGCTGCCCGCGTCGAGCGGCATCAGTCTTCTTCCTCAGGCTCGATTACCGTAGTCGAGATGGTCTCGGTCCTGCCCGAGAACATGATGTTGACCGAGAAGGTCGGCCCCGAGGGGGCGGGGGCGAAATCTCCCTGGCGGATCGGGGCGGGCTCCATGCCGCATACCTTGGTGAGTGTCTTGACCAGATCGACGCGCACCGCCGGCAGCACGCTGTCGTCCTGCAGCATGGAGAGGATTTTGGGCGAGGCTTCCAGCAGCCCGACCTGGCAATAGGTGCGGAAGCGTTCGGGGATGTTGCCGTCGCTCTCCCAGATCGACCGCTTGAGCCGAAGCAGCTTGGTGATTTCCGGCCGCGCGCAGAACGCTACCGCCTGGTCGGGGGTGAGCCCGTAGCGCGCGGCGATGGCCTCGGGTTCGTGGATATTCCTCGCGATATCGTCAGTGAACTGGTCGATCGGGATGCGCTCGATGGTCTCCCGGTCGAGGGCAACTACGGTAATCGTACCCGAGGCTGACATGGCTTCCCCACAAATAGTTGACGCAACACGGGAGAATACCGCATATAGCGCCGGATACGGTAGTTGAGGCAAGGGAATGCCCGAGGCGATCCCCGGCCGCTCGCAGTCCTCCCTGCCCGTGGGCTCCGTCGCACGCGCCGGGCCCGGCGGGTCCTATCCCAATGGACGGGGCTTGCTGCGGGTGGTCACCAGCGATGAGCTGACGCGCCGCGAGAACGAGCGGCGCATCGGCGCGGGCGCGGGGACGGCCAACCGGCTGACCAAGCCGGTGCCCGACATCGGCGCCTATATCCGCCGCCAGTGGACGATCTTCCGGGACCACCGGAACCAGGGTAACAACCCGCTCAATAATCGCCTGCTCCGGGCGCAGCGCATGTTCGAGGGCAAATACGACCCCGAACGCCTCGCTGCGATCCGTCAGTTCGGCGGGTCCGAGGTGTACGCGCGCCTCGTCGCGGTGAAGTGCCGGGGGGCGTCTTCACTGCTGCGCGACGTATATCTCGGGCCCGACCGACCCTGGGACATCCAGGCCCAGCCCGACCCGCCGGTGCCGCCCGAGGTGCAGAAGGCGGCGATGCAGCTGGTCGCCGGCGAGGTTGCCACACAGGTGCAGGCGCAGCAGCCGATACTCCCCGAGCAGGCCAAGACCCGGCTGCAGTCGCTGCTGCATGCCGCACAGCAGGCGGCGGCAGCGAACGCCAACGACCAGGCTGACCGCGCCGCCGACGCCATCGAGGACCTTCTGGTCGAGGGGCGGTTCTACCAGGCGATGGCGGAGTTCCTGGTCGATGTGCCGCTGTTCCCGTGGGCCTGCATCAAGGGCCCGACGGTCAGGATGGTGCCGAAGCTGTCCTGGACGCCGAACAAGGACGGCAGCAAGACCGCCTCGATCGAGCGCAAGGCGCAGATGTTCTGGGAGCGGGTCAGCCCGTTTAACCTCTACTGGACCCCCGGTGTGTCCAACATCGCCGACGCCGCCATCATCGAGCGGCATCGCTTCTCGCGCACCGACATCAACGACCTGATCGGGCTGCCCGGCTACGACGAGCAGGCCATCGCGGGGGTGCTGGAGGATTACGACCGCGGCCTCAGGGAGTGGCTGGATAGCCCCGACGCCGAGCAGGCGATCAACGAGAACCGCGAGGACCCCAACCTCAACCGCTCCGAGATGATCGAGGGGCTCGAGTATCACGGCAACGTCCAGGGCCAGATGCTGATCGACGCGGGGATGAGCCCTAAGCTGATCAAGGACCCGCTGCGCGAGTACAACGTCCAGTCCTGGGTGATCGGCCGCTACACGATCAAGACCCTGCTCAACCCGATGCCGACCCAGCGCCATCCCTACTATCTTACCAGTTTCGAGAAGGCCCCCGGCACCGTGGTTGGGCACGGGCTGCCGGATTTGCTGGAGGATATGCAGGAGGTGTGCAACGCCTCGTTGAGAGCGTTGGTGAATAATATGAGTATAGCTTCAGGGCCGCAGGTGGTCGTCAACGACGATAGCCTCTCCCCGGCCGAGGATGGCAACCAGCTGTATCCGTGGAAACGCTGGCATATCCAGGGCGACCTGTTCACCAACCAGCGTGAGCCGATCACCTTTTTTCAACCCCAGTCGAATGCCCAGGAGCTGCTCTCGGTCTACACCGCGATCAGCAACATGGCCGACGAGATCTCGGCGATACCCCGCTACATCACCGGTAGCTCGCAGGGGCTGGGGGGTGCGGGGCGCACCGCCTCGGGCCTGTCGATGCTGATGGGCAACGCGGAGAAGGTGCTCCAGACGGTGGCGGCGAACATCGACGGGGACATCATGGACCCGTTGCTGAGCCAGACCTACGACCTGGTGATGATGACGGACCAGACCGGGATGCTCACCGGCGAGGAGGAGATCCGCGTCCGCGGCGTCAACGTCGCGGTGCAGAAAGAGACCGAGCGCCAGAAGCAGCTCCAGTTCCTGCAGATCACCGCCAATCCGATCGACGCGCCGATCGTCGGCGAGATGGGGCGCGCCCGCGTGCTGCGCTCGATCGCGCAGGGGCTCGGCCTGCCCGACAACGTGGTCCCCTCGGACCAGGAGCTGCAAGCCAAGCTCGATGCGCAGAAACAGATGCAGGCCGCCAGTCAGGCGATGCTTGCAGCCTCTGGCGCCGGCCAGCCGGGAGACGCCAATCCCCCCGGCGGGAAACCGGGGCAGCCGGGGCCACCGGCGGGTGGCAAGCCTGGGACGACTCCCGCCGGTGGCGCCCCGCCCGCCGCACACGCACAGGGACAGCAGGCGCCCACGCCGGGTCCCGCGCAGCTCGAAGACCACGCGCCCCGCGTCAATCTCATGCAGCAAGGGATACCGAAATAATGGCCACTGTGGAAAGCACCTCCTCGGGCAAGGACAAGTTCGTCCCGTCGGGCATGGGCAACAAGGGGCAGGCCGGCGGCAGCGGGCCTACCGGTAGTTCGCGCACCTACCCCAAGGGCGGCAGCGTCAGCACCAAGCCCGACTTCAACCCGATGAACTGCTCGAAATCCTGCGCTGAGTACAGCGTCGGCGGGGTGTGATGGCGAAAGTCCATCTCGGCAACCCGTATCGGGCGCCGCCCGCGTCCATCACCGCCGGCGAGCCGCTGAACCGGGTGATGGGCCAGTACGGCAAGAACGCGCCATCGGTCGCGGGCGCGCCGCTGGTGAGCATCGCCCTGGGGTCGCTGGTGCCGTTGCTCAACACCCCACGCAAGGGCGGTCCTACCGCGATGCGCGGACTGAAGGGCGGCATCGGCCCGCGTGTGAAACAAGGCGGCCTCGGCCCCGGCAAGCTCGGCGGCTACGGCAGCTCGCGCCAATACGACAAGAACCCGTTGGGTGATGGATGATCAATATCGGCAATGATGGCGTCACCGCCTGCAAGAACCTCAAGGGCAACGAGTTCTGGGACACGCTGCGCGCCCAGATCTACCGCGTCGCGGTCGAGCGCACCGATGCGGCACTCAGCTCCGACCCCGCCGCCCGCGTCGACCTTACCGCCTATGCCCGCGCGATCCGGGACCTGTGGGTCGCGGTGGAGAGCGCCACGCTGGAGGTCAACTACCGGCAAATCGAGAAGCCCAGCCGCCCGATCATGACGAAGGCCGCAAATGTCTGACACGACCAAGTTCGCTCCTGCCGTCCCCGCCGCCGTCCGCCGTCAGGCGGAGGCCGCCGACGAGGCTGTTCGCCAGCTGCAGGCGGAGCAGGATGCGAACCGGGCCGAGACATCTCCTGGCGCTCCCGAGGGAACTCCATCTCCCCCCTCCGAGCAGCCGGAGAGTCCTGCCGGCTCTCCTCCCGGTTCACCACGGGACGGAGCTGCGGCGGGGCCTGCTCCCACCCCAACTCCGGGTGGACCCCAGGAGGAGGGGTGGGAGCAGCGTTATCGCACGCTAAGGGGCAAATACGACACCGAGGTGCCGACGCTGCAGAACCAGCTGCGCACCCTTGAGCGGACTATGACCGAGTTGCAGCTGCAGCTGCAGAACCCGCCGCCTCCGCCACCGTCAACTCCGGTAGTCAAGCCGGTGCCGATCTCCGACGAGGACATCGAGGCATACGGCCCGGAGCTGATCGACCGCGCCAGGAGCTGGGCGCGGGCCGAGCTGATGCCCGAGATCGAGCAGCTGCGCCACGACGTGGTCAGGGCCAACGGCACCGCCCAGAACGTCCAGTCCCAGGCGGCGATGCAGTCCGTCTACAACTTCATGGACCAGAACCTGCCGAGCTGGAACGATATCAACACCGACCCGCGGTTTATCGAGTGGCTGCGCGGCACCGACCCGCTCTCGGGTTCGGTGCGGCAGAACATGCTGAGTGCGGCTTTCCTGTCCGGGGATGCCCGCCGCACTCTGAGCTTCTTCAGGGCATTCCAAACCGAGCATACCGAGGACCACTTCCAGCCGGGGACGACCCATACGTATGCCAATGGCAGCGCGGGTGCAGTCAGGCTCGAGGATATGGCGGGACCAGGGCGTGGTGCCCCAGTCTCTCCCGGCGCTCCTGCGACCAAGCGGCATGTAACCCAAAAGGACATCGCCGACTTTTATTCGGCCGTAACGAAGGGACGTTTCAACGGGCGCGACGCCGAGAGGCAGCGCATCGAGCAGGAACTCCATGAGGCCGTGTACGAGGGGCGCGTCCGTAATTAACAGGAGCACCACATGGCTGTCGTCTATCCCGTTGCCGCAACGCCATATTCTGGCGCGCGGCCCGTCCCCGAATACTCGGGTATCTTTATTCCGCAGATCTGGTCAGGGAAGTTGATCGAGAAGTTCTATTCTGCAACGGTCCTGGCGGCCATCGCCAACACGGATTACGAGGGCGAGATCAAGAACCAGGGCGACACTATCCACATCCGCACCAAGCCCACCATCGCGATCAACGACTACCAGGCCGACATGCCGCTGACCGTGCAGCGCCCGTCGAGCAACATGGTCGACCTCCAGATCACGCAGGGGAAGTATTTCAACTGCGTGCTCGACGACGTGATGGAGACCCAGGCCGACCTCAACCTGCTTTCGATGTGGTCGGACGACGCCTCCGAGCAGATGAAGATCAAGATCGACACGGCCGTGCTGGCGACGCTGGACGCGGGAGTTGATGCCAACAACAAGGGCGCCACGGCGGGGTTGATCTCCGACGACATCGTCCTCGGGGTCACCGGCACGCCGGTCTCGCTGACGCCGTCTACGATCCTTGGGCATATCGTCGACCTCGGCACCGTGCTCGACGAGCAGAACATCCCCGAAACGGGTCGGTGGATGGTCTTACCTCCATGGGCGGCCGGGATGGTGAAAAAATCCGATCTGCGTGACGCCTCGATCAGCGGTGACGGCGTGTCGCTGATGCGCAATGGGCGTCTCGGCATGATCGACCGGTTCACGCTGTATGCGTCGAACCTGCTGCCGACCGCGGTCGAGGGCACCACTAAGGCGTATCGCATCTTCGCCGGCCATCCGCACGGCCTGACCTTCGCCAGCCAGGTTTCCAAGGTCGAGACGCTCCGCAGCGAGCAGACCTTCGGCACCCTGCTGCGCGGGCTGCAGGTCTACGGCAGCAAGGTGCTGGACGGGATCGCTATCGCCGAGCTTTACGCGGTCAAGGGGGCTGGTCCATAAGGGCTAACTACCGTAAGCGTAGGAACGGGTCATGTCGGTATCGGTGGGCACCCCGACGATAGGGGGGCTGATCCTGGAGGCGCGGGCGATGCTGCAGGACACCCTGCAGACCAACGCCATGTCGCCGATCCAGGATGACCCGATCTACCGCTACTCCGATACCGACATGATCGCCGCGTTCAACGGGGCGATGCTGGAAGCGCGCACCAAGCGCCCCGACCTGTTCCTGCGCCTGGGGCTGCGTAAGGCGGTGCCGCGCTACACCACCGGCGACCTGGGCACCGCCTTCCCGCTCGACCTCTCGGTCTACGACGCTTTCCTCTACTACCTCGTAGGGCGCGCCGAGATCCGGGAAGACGCGTTCTCCAATGACGGGCGCGCTGTGGCTATGCTCAACAAATTCGTGAGTCAACTCATGGCGGTAGCGTCATGAGCACCACCATTCCTTCGATCTCCGCGACCGGCGGGCTCGACCGCATCTACGATAGTGTCGAGAGCACCGTGCCCGGCGTGCTGCACCACTCCGTCGAGCAGGCGCTGTGGGACACGATCGAGGAGTTCTGCATCCAGAGTACGTTCTTCCGGGTCTGGGCGGAATGGGCGATGGGGGCCGGGACTAACGAGTTCGATTTCAATCCGGTCGACAGCAACACCATCGCCTTCGAGATCCTTTCCGTATCCGGACTGAGCTTCTGGGCTGCCGCGCCGATGGCGATACTGCTTGACCGCGGGCAGCCCTCCACCATCGCCCGGCAAGGCTGGGCGTGGCTAGCCTGCAAGCCCGTCTCCCTAGCCTGCTGCGGCCTGCCTTCCACCCTGGTGGATCGCTGGTATGAGGGGCTGCGCAACGGCACGTTGGCACGGTTGTTCGCGCAGCCGGCGAAACCCTGGTCCGCGCCGCCGCTGGCACAAAGTCACGGCGTGACCTATCGCGCGCGCATCCGCGAAGCGCGCGACCTCACCACGCGCCTCTACGGAGGCGGGTCGCAGCCTTTTTCCTACCCCTATTTCGCGCAGGGGAGGCGGAAGAATTGAGCGATCTTTACGTCATCGCCTGCGAGCGCATGGCCAAGGCCCGGTTCAACTGGGAGGCTGATCCGGTCTACGCGATCCTGGTGGATGCGAGCTACGTGCCGGATTTCGCGGCGCACACCAGCTACGTCGACATACCCAAATCAGCGGTGCTGCTGGCGCCGTCCCCGGCGACCAGCCCGCCGCCTACGGTAGTTGACGGCTGGTGCGTCAATAAAATGATTTATGCCACCCAGTTCGGCCCGGCGGCGGCGATCCACGCGGTGATCGTGATGCAGGCCATCGCGGGGGTGACACCCCACGACACACCGCCCGACGATCAGCTCAGCCTCGTGGCCTATATCGACAAGGGTTACAATTTCAACGAGCAGTTCGCTACGCGCATGGCGCTCTACATCATCTGGCCCGACCAGGGGGTGTTCCGGCCATGATCATCAATATCTCCGAAGTGGATATGGCGGCCCTGGATGGCGGTGGGCGCCTGGTGCCGCCCCGGCTACCTACCCCCGATGAGCCGCATAACGCGCTCTACAACGACATGATCCTCAACGGGGTCGAGGTGGATGGCGGCTATGTCCCCTGGCACCCCGTGATTGAGGCGCGGGCGATCTACCCGTTCAGTTTCATCGCCACGAAGTTCAACACGGCATTCCTCTGGCACGAGGGCGGGCCGACCGGCGAGTGCCTGTGCGTGCCGTATCTGCCTGACCTGGTCTGCGCACCCTGCGTTCCCGACGCGGTCGTGGTCCCCTCGGGAGGCAAGCCATGCTGATCGGGCGGATGCAGAAGGAGATGACTGATATTCGCCGCTGCACGGTGGATTTCGGCACGAGCTGGCTCGACAGCGGCGAGACGATCCAGGAGATCACCGATCCGATGGCCGAGCTGATGGGTGCCTGGGTGCCGGGGCCCTATCCGTCCTGGCCCGACAACACTATCCCCAACGTCACCCTGCCCGACGACCCGACGCCGCTGCTGGTCGATTTCTGGATCATCCTGCCGACCAGCACTCAGGTTCAGATGTTCCTCTCGTCGGGCACGCCGGGGAATTTCTACCGCGTGAGCTTCATCGCCACGGGCGCGTCGGGGCGTGCGCAGACCGTCGAGGTGATCATGTCCGTCAAACCCCAGCCGACCGGGTAGGGAACGATTATGGGTATTATGTTCGGTAATAACGCCCTGTCGACGCTCACCGTGTCGCTGTTCGCGGGCGAGACCACGCTCATCATCGACGCGGCGGATGCGGCGGCTTTCCCGCAGCCGTCGGCGGTGGGCGATTACTTCCTCGTCACCGTCGAGGATTTGAAGCAGACGCCGATCCAGCGCGAGATCTGCAAATGCACCGGGCGCACGGGTAACCTGTTTACGGTGGTTCGTGCCCAGGAAGGGTTCGCGGCGAAGGATTTCACCGTCGGCACAACGACCGTGTCCAACCGCGTGACCGCGGCCACGATGAACATGGCGATCAACCTGCTGCCGCCGGCCGACAGCAAGGTCTACGGCCAGCAGCTAACTACCGTAGGCGGCGTCCCCACCTTCGTCGAGGTGCTCACCACCCAGGGCCAGCTGACCTTCGGCGGGCCGATCGGGATCGGGAGCACGCCGCCTGCCGGGACGCCGTTGGCGACGCTCTATACCAACGATGTTTCTCTCAACGGCAATATCGGGTTCAACCAGGTCTGGAACTCCACGGGTACACCGGGGTGGCGATACCGTGTCGCCGGCGCCGGGGCGCTGTGGGGGTTCGATCCCACCCTCGGGCAGCTCGCGGCCTCGATGTCGCCTTCCGGCGCGGCGGGCGCGGCCGTGACAGGCACCGTGAGTGCGCTGCGGATCAATGCCAAGGGCCAGGTCGCGGGAGCTAATGTCGGACTGCCGCTTGCCGATGACACGCGCTACACCTGGACGGCGGACAACTTCGCCCTCGAGCCGGGCGGCTATTTCGCTTTCAATACCTACCTTGGGGCGGGAAGCGTCTGGAAGACCAAAGCCGCCGGCTATAGCGGCCTTATGTCTTTGGACACTGCCTCTGGAAACCTGAATTTCTTCGTCAACCCGTCAACCTCCGCCGGGACTGCCGTTTCCCTGACCCTCGCCTCGATAATGATGCCGTCGGGCGCGTTGCAGGTGCAGAATACGATTTTCGCGAACAAGGGCATCGCGTTCGGCAGCTTCAACAGCTGGGAGTATCAGGCTTACGTCACCACCGGCGGCGACCACATCCTGGCGCATCGTGCGGGCTGGTATGACCAATGGCAGAGTTCCGGCGGGTCCACGATCTGGGTCCGGTCCAGCGCCAACGCGATGGTGCTCTATGGCAACGGTGACCTGACGGTCGCGGGCGCGCTGCGGTCGACCAACGCGGCGGCGGGTGTCTGGGCGTCGAGCGACAATTCGCACGGGCACTACACTTCGGGCGGCCGGTGGAAGGTCTGGCAGGTTTCGGCGGATGGCTGGCGTGTGCAGTGGGACGGCTCGAACGGGCAGCTCGCCTTCGTCAACCAAGCCGGTCAGATACTCTGGTCCGTCGACGGCAGCGGCAATGTCTGGGCCAGTGGGAACTACACTACCGGCACCGATATCAGCGTCCGCTCGCTGTATGCGAGCGCCACGGTGCAGGGGAACTACCTCTACTCGACCGGCAACATTCAGGCCAATGCCGACGTAAATTGCAGCCGGAACATATGGGTCGCGGGTACGGTGACCTCCAACGTCATACACGCCACTGCGATGCTGTATGGCGACCAGAATGGTCAGTTCGCTGGCAACGTCGTCTCCAACGCCGCGTTCGCGCCCGCTGGATTTTTTGTGGGCGCGAACAACGATACCAGCTGGGGAATGTATTCCGCCAGCGGGCAGCGCATCTTCCAGTTCGGCTCGGGTGGTTGGTATTGGCAGTGGGACAATAACTCGGGGACGCTGATCTGGTGGAAGGGCAACCAGCATTTCTGGGTCATGCGCACCAGCGACAACTTTGCTTACAACGAGCTTGGGGCGGTCGGCGGCAACGGCGCCTATGCCAACTTTTCCGACCGCCGTGGCAAGGACGCGATCACCCCCACCGAGCGCGGCCTCGCCGAGGTGTTGCAGCTTCATCCCGTCGAGTTCATCCGCGTTCCGCATCCGGAGCCGCAGGCTGGGGACATCGTGCCCCAGGCGATCGTCCCGCGCACCGAGATCGGGTTCGTCGCGCAGGACGTGGCAATGGTGGTGCCCGAAGCGGTGGTGGTCATGGGGGCGGCGTTGCCCGACGGCACCGGCACTCTGGCCGATCCCGAGCCGTCCCTGGGGATGACCTACGACACGATCGTTGCGATCATGGTCAATGCGATTAAGGAACTTAATACGCGCATCGTCGCGCTGGAAGGAGGGGCGCCGTGATCAATCTTCTCATATATATCTTAATATTGCTGATTATCTTCAGCGTGATTTTTTACATCATCCGTCTCATTCCGTTGCCGCCACCGTTCGGGGTCGTCGCGCAGGCGGTCGTGGGATTGATCCTGTTACTGATCCTCATCGATATGTTGCTGGGCGGCAGGTTCGTGGGTTTTCCGCGGTATGGGCCATGACCGGCAACCCCTTCACCCACTCCATGACGGTGTTCCGATGACCTTCATCGCCGAAGACACCCATGCCCGCCTGGGCGAAGCCGTCGGCAGTGGCCATTGCATGGCGCATGTCCAGGCCGTCGCCGGCGTGGGCCACTCCTCGACCCTGCACCAGGGCGAGAAGGTGCGTGGCAACGAAATCCCACCCGGCACCGTGATCGGCACCTTCGATGCCACCGGCTGCTACGCCAACGCCACCGACGGGTCGAGCCATGTCGCCGTGTTGGTCGAGCAGACCAAGGATGGGCTGAAAGTGGTCGATCAATGGCAAGGCCAGCCCGTGCACGAGCGGCTGATCCGGTTCAAGGGCGGTCGAGGTCCCGCCTGCGACGATGCCGATCAGTACCATGTGGTGGAGGCAGTTGAAGCCGCATGATCCCAAATTCTCCATGCTCCGGGCCGCGTTCTGGCTGCTCGCCGCCGTCGTGGGTGTGCAGCTTGTGGTCACTTTCGGTGTCGGTGCCGGTTGCCTCTGGCTGGTCATATCCGGCGCCTACCGCATCGGCGCCTGCGAGAACGTCAGCGGCCAGATCCGCGAGGTCTGGGCCGAAGCCATGGCGGCGATCCTGGCCCTGCTGCTCGCCGCCGGCGCCGGGCCGAAGCCGCCCGCCCCGCCACCAACGGGGGACGAGCCATGACAACGTTCGTCCAATTCCGTCCGTGCCGACCTCATCAACCAGAAGGAACTAATCAATGGCTACTGTTCGCATAACCGGTGGCGTCCTCAACGTCGAAACGGTCGGCACTCCCGACCATACGCTTCCAGGCGGTGGTGAAGGCCCGGTCGATCCGGGCTACGGCGTGCCCGAGGGGCATCCCGACCACAGCCTCCCCGGCGGCGGCCTGGGCATCTGGGGCGGTGGCAACAAGCCCGGCCACGACCTGCCGGGCGTCCCCGGCAGCGGGCGCCCTGACCACGCCTTGCCGCCCTTCGCGGCCCAGTTGCCGGAACTGCCGTCGCGCCCGCCGGGCTACCCCGACAACTCGCTCCCGGCGATCCCCACGCAGCCGATCTACAATCCGGTCTATCCGATGCAGCCGATCTACTACCCACCGGAGGGTACTCCGGAGCACCCGATCGTCCTGCCGCCGCCGGGCGCGATCTGGCCGCCTTTGCCCAAGCCGCCCGAGGAAGCCGAGGTGATTATTGCGATCGTGGGTATCCCCAACGCCGGGTGGTTCTACGTCGCTCTCGATCCGAATGCGGTGTGGCCCGCGCAAGGCTTGCCTGGGCCACAGCCGGGTGGCCCGGAAGTTGATCCAACACGCCGTTAACGGAGACCAATACACGGGCGCGGGGGCAACCTCGCGCCCATAGGAGGCCGTCATGCGATCCCTCGTCGTTACCGGCGTCATCGCCTCTGCTGCGTTCAGCGCCGCCATCGCCCTCTCGCCGCATCCCGCCCACGCGACGCTACAAATCGCCGGCACGATCAACGGCGTTAACTTCCTCTGCGTCGATAACGCCGCGTGCGATCTCAATGGCGCCACCGGCACGATTGAATTGGCGAACCAGATCATCGGCGGCATCACCGTTGATGGCAGCATCCAGACATCGCGGGGTACACCGGCTAATCCGGGGCCACTCGATATCCTCAACACGTCGTCACTGAGCATCATAAACTCTACTGCGAGCACGATCACGGGCGCGGTGGCAGTGAGCGATACCAGCTTCACGGCACCCGTGTCGTCGGTTGCCCTCTCAGCGTCAGGCGTGTGGGAGACAGCAGTCGGCAGCAGTGCGACATTGCAATGGTACGCTGACACGGCGAACGCACAGGGTGCGGATAATGCCACCGACGCACCCGGCACACTGTTGGATACGTTCGTGTCCACTGCCGTCGTGGTGGCAGACAGCCTCTCGGACAACAACACTGCGCCGTTCTCCGCCCTCGCACCGTTCTCCATGACGGAAACGGTCAACTTCTCGCTGACATCAGGCGGAACGCTGCTCAATCGCGGCCAGACCATGCTCGCCGCCGTCGATACCCCGGAGCCGGCTTCCATGGCGTTGCTATGGGCAGGGCTGGTGGCGCTGGGCGTCGTTCGCCCGCGCGTGCGGGTCCGGGGCTCATGACTCTGTGATCAACTACCGTAATTATAGGAGGAACCAATGCCGCAACCGAACGTGCAACTCGCGACCCCGCCCGAGGTCCCGCTCGGGGTCACCTTGACCTTTGCCGAGTGGCAGATGGTGGTAGGCCAGCTCGGCCAGGGGCCGTATCAACAGGTCGCGGCGCTGATCGACAAGATCTCGCGCCATGTCAGCCAGCGCATCGAGGAGTTCCACGCCAAGCAGGAGAGCGCGTGATGGCCAAAGCCAATCCGTTCGCGGCCAAGGGCAAGGCAAAGGGGGCGGGCGGCAACCCGTTCGCCAAGGGAAGGGTGCCGACGACCAAGGGGCCGCCCGCCAATGATCCGCTCGCGGCGGGCGGGGGCGGCGGCCCGCCGATCCCTATGGGGCCTGGTTTCGCCAAGGGCGGCAAGGTCGACCCGTGGGACAAGACCTCACGGGGCAAGAAGGATGCCGCTTTCGACAAGAAGATGGGCATCAAGCCGGGTTCTGCGACCGACAACAAGATCGACCGCCTCGTCAAGGGGAAGCGGTGAAACGCGGCGGCTCGATCAGGCGCGTGGCGGGCAAACCCATCGGCAAGGATGACGGGCTGATCCCGGCGCAGGTCGGTGAGTATGTCATCCGCAGGAGCGCGGTGAAGAAGCTCGGCACCAAGGCGCTCGACCGGATCAACAAGGGGAAGCTCCCGAAAGGAGCGCGCTGAGATGGCGAATAAATCAGGGCTCATGTCTGGCGACATTCCGGACAACGCCACATGGGCTAAGGGCGGCAAGGTCCATAAGGTCCGCAAGGTCAAAGGCTACGACGGTGGCGGCTTCGTCGAGGGCATGACCGGCATGATGTCGGCCATCGGCCAGGGCTACGACATGATGAACAAGGTCAAGAAGGCGCGGAAGGAGAGCGGCTCGGATACGTCCTCGGTGGCCAAGGACTCCGTCGCGGCGGGCTCGTCCGTGTCCAAGACCGACCCGCAGGATACCGCGACCCCCAAGTCTAGCGCGCCGCCGCGGGTCAAGGACGACGACGCCGGCTCCACCAGCTTCGCCAGGGGCGGTAAGGTCAACCGGGTGATGGATCACCGCAGCCAGTACATGAAGAAGGGAAAACGCTGATGGTCGGGCATGTCGTCAGGAACCGCCTCGCGGCCGAGGCCGCCGAGGCCAGGAAGGAGGACGCGGCGCATCACCGGGCCGCGCCCAAGAAGAAAGTGCCCGACAAGCCGGAACCCAAGGCGGCCGAAAAAGGGAAGGACAAGTGATGGCGAAAGGTAAAGGCAAGACGCGCTCGTCGGGCAGTGGCAGCCCGTCGTTCAACTCCGGTGGTTCCGGCGGCAGTTCGCTCAGCCAGCGCGCGATCCCCGGCCCCGCCAGCACCGGTGGCCCGGTCTCGCTGAAGAAGGCGCTGGCCAAGAAGGCGCCGCGTGGAAAGGGCATCTGAAGGGAATTACCGTAATTGCCGGCACTCGTCCTCAAAGGCTTCGGCGGCACCATCCCACGGATGAACCCGCGTTTGCTGCCCGACGTGCAGGCGTCGGAGGCGTGGAACTGCGACCTCGATAGCGGCGCCATCGCCGGGCTGCCGATGCCCAAGCTCATCAAGGATTTGACCGGTGCACTGCCCGGCAAGACGGTGAAGAAGGCGTATCGCCTGCCCGCGCCGCCGCCAGGCGGGCCGGATGCCTGGCTGCCGCTGCCTGACGAGGCGTCGAGCGTGGTGCGTTCGCCGCTTACCAATGACAGCCTGCACCGGATCTACTGGACCAACCCGAACGACGGTGCCTACTGGAGCACCTACGCGATGATCACGGCGGGCACCCCGCCATATAATCTCGGCTTCATCGCGCCCAGCACGTCCTATTCGCTTACTGTCTCGGCGTCCGGGGGAACTACCGACGGCAGCCTGCCGCTGGTGTCGCGCACCTATTTGTTCACCTACATCGACACCTACGGCGAGGAGAGCAGCCCCTCGGGTCCCTCGGCGGTGGTGACTGGCGCCAGCGACGGTAATTGGACGATCTCGGGGATACCGACCGCACCGCCCGCCGCCGTGGCGGGCAAGAACTACCCGGCGGTCGCCCGCGTGCGCCTGTATCGCACGGTCACCGGCCAGAACACCGGGGCGCAGTTCTATCAAGTGCAGGAATGGCCGCTCCCGTCGGGGCCGGCAGGCGGCGTGTTCGTGGACACCATCGCCGACAGCCTGATCGTCTACTCCAACCCGCTGCCTTCCTCGTCCTGGGCATCGCCGCCCGACGGGCTTGACGGGCTGGTCGCGATGACCTCGGGGATGCTGATCGGGTTCACCGGCAACACCGTGCATTTCTGCGAGCCCAACCGCCCGCACGCATGGCCCGCCGCCTATGATCTCTCGGTGCAATACCAGATCGTGGCACTCGCGGTGTGGCAGCAGAGCCTGATGATCCTGACGCAGGGATACCCCAGCAGCGGGACAGGCAACACCCCGGCCAATTTCGTGCTCAGCCAGATCCAGGTCGCCGAGCCGTGCATCGCGCGCAACTCGGTGGTGACCGACCTTCTGGGCGTCTACTATGCGAGCCAGAACGGCATCCAGGTGCTGACCTATTTCGGCATCCAGAACCAGACCTTGCAGCTGATGAGCAAGAATATCTGGATGAATAAGTTCGAAGCCAACAGCATCAGCGCCTGCCGCCACCGCCAGCAATACCTCGCGGTGATCGACGACGGCACCGGTTTCATCATCGACTACGCCGAGAACCGCCTCGGCCTGGTGCAGCTCAGCACCGTGGATGGCGTCGTCTCGGTGTGGAACGATGTCTACACCGGCGATGCCTACATGATGCAGAAGGAGAAGGTCTATCTATGGGACGGCCCTTACGAGCCGCCGCTGGCGTATCGCTGGAAGTCCAAGGAGTTCTACCTGCCCGCGCCGGTGAATTTCGCCGTCGTGCAGGTCTCGATGTCCGACTACGTCTACGGGTTGCCTGCGCCGCCGATCATCAATCCGTTGGCCAGCCCCATAAATGTCGGCGAGACCGAGCTGCCTGACGGCGCGCTGGCGATCTTCCGGGTCTATTTCCACTACCAGCTGGTCTACCAGACCTGGCTGACTTCGCCGCGGCCGATCTTCAAGCTGCCGTCCGGGTATAAGGGTTTTACCTGGCAGTTCGAGATCGTCGCGCGCGTGCCGATCTACTCGATCGAGATCGCCACCACGGCGCAGGAGCTGAAGGGGGTCTGATGTCGATCACCTTCCCAAAAGTTCAGGCGCTCAGCACCAACCCGAATACGACGGTGGGTATTAACCCGAACCTGCCGGCGATCCCGAACCCGAACGTCGACCTCAAATCCGTGGCGACTGTCCTGCTTGCTTGCAAGCAAGCCATCGAAAGCCTGGGCGGGACCCGCGGTGCGATACTGGACCGGGCGGTTACCTTCAACGATCTGATCCGCGTCGGGTTGTCCTCGCCCCAATCGTTCATGAGCCCGACCGGGACCGTGCCGGGCGGGGGTCCTGGCACGGGTGGCGGCGGGGTGGGTTTCCCCGAGGCGCCGGTCGACGGCACGATGTATGGACGTATCGACACTACCTGGCAGCGGGCGCTGGCGCTGGCGGGTGGCTCCATGACCGGGCCGATCGTGCTGGCGGGGAATGCCACTGCACCGCTCAATCCGGTGGCGCTGCAGCAGCTCTCAACTACCGTAGGCGCCTACCTGCCCCTGGCCGGGGGCACGCTCACCGGGCCGCTCACCCTGGCGGCCAACGGCACGGTGGCGCTGCATGCGGTCACCCTGCAGCAGCTCAATGCGGGGCTGACGGGCAAGGAGGACAAGGTCAACAAGGGTATTGCCAGCGGCTATGCCCCGCTCGATGCGGGGTCCAAGGTGCCTGCCGCCTTCCTGCCCGCCTATGTCGACGATGTGGTGGAGTTCGCTAGCCTCGCCGCCTTCCCGGCGCCCGGCACGGCCGGGCTGATCTACGTCGCGCTGGACACCAATAAGATCTACCGCTGGTCGGGATCGGCCTATGTCGAGATCTCGCCCTCGCCCGGCTCGACCGACGCGGTGCCGGAAGGCGCGGTCAACCTCTATTTTACCAACGCGCGGGCCGCTTCCGCGGCACCCGTCCAAAGCGTGTCGGGACGCACCGGGACGGTGGTGCTAACCAAGACCGACGTTGGCCTCGCCAACGTCGACAACACCAGCGACATCAACAAGCCGATCAGCACCGCGACCCAGACGGCGCTCAACCTGAAGATCGGCGAGGCGCCCAACGACGGCCAATCCTATGTCCGGAAAAGTCTTGCCTGGGCACAGGCGGCGAGCACCGCCTTGCCGGTCGTGGTCGGGGACGCGCCGCCCACCCCTGTGGACGGGCAACTGTGGTTCGACTCGGTTGGGCTACAGCTTTACATCAGGTACAACGACGGTAATTCGTCGCAGTGGACATCAGCGACGAACCAGTTTGGCCTGACCTCGTACGCGCCACTGGCCAGCCCGGTCTTCTCTGGCGACGCCCGCTGCGTCACGCCCCCGCCCGGTGATAATGATACCTCCATCGCAACGACGGCCTTCGTGCAGCAGGCCGCTGTGACGGCGACGGCGGGGGCAGGGGCGGCGAACGTCGGGCGCAACCTCATCCACAACTCGCTTTTCACTGTGTGGCAGCGCGGAACGTCGTTCTCTGCTGGTGGCTACACGGCGGATCGTTGGCAACTGGGCCTTGGCCCTGACACAGGCACCGTGTCGC